AAGCCATATACAGACCTCTGAAGATTGTATTTCAATGAATGATATGGCAAAGTTAGCAACAAAGAACGGAATAAAGATAGGGCGAACAAGGCTATTTAATTTTCTGAGAGAGAAGAAAGTATTAGGCTGTAGGGACGGTCATAAGAATATGCCTTATCAGAGGTACATAGATACTCAGCCATGGTTTCAGCTTAAAGAAAGCTCATACATACAGAATGGCGAAGTCAGAATAGGACTCACTCCTATGGTAACGCCAAAGGGTCAGAGCGGTATTATTAGAATGTTGAGAAAGTGTGATGTAACAGGCTAAAGTAAATAAAATGCAAATTTTGTTTTCAAATCTTGCAAAATTAGAAAAGAAAGGAACAACAAACAAAATGAACATAAACAAATTTAGAAGGCTGCTTGCCGAGCGTGGGTTTTCATACTCACGCAGAGGTAAGGGGTCGCATGAGATATGGGTAAATGAGAATGGAGAGTCTTTTTCATTCCCATCAACCCGAAAAGAAGTTTATATCGGAATTGTATGGAACTTCCGAAGAAACTATTGTCGCTGTTAAATCGTGTATTTATTTTTGGGAATAATTTATCATTGATTTAAGTATTGAATGGTGATAAAATTAAGGCAGTGGGAATTAGTTTTACTAATATTTACCTTAATTGTGTGGTAAAATATACTGTACAAAATAATGGACATAAATCACTTGACAGAACATTTGTTTTATAGTATAGTATAAGCATATTAGAACAGATGTTCTTTTTGCAAAGATTAAAATTAAAAGGGAGTTGTAAAAATGGTCTTACAAGAATTAATAAAATTAGTATGCAATAAATGCTATAACGAGTTTATACTTACAAACAACAAAAATAATGACAAAATATATGGAACAGCTCTGAAGCTAACTGACAATCCAATTATTAAAGAAGAACGTAGGGGTGGTTTTGAGGATTTACAAGATATTTGTGGGATAGATCACGGGTTTCTATGCTTGGAACTAGACAGGACGCAAGATTTGGTTCTGCTTGATTACTGTATGACGATCGGTCGGCTTGAATATGATTTATCATCAGCCATTATAACTATTGCAAGAGATACTATTATAATAGGAATACATGATGTCGCTTTGAATATTTCTTGCCGATACGTTCCCGAACGTTTAGTGGCTTCTATGCCACTCTTTCCGCTAGAGAAAAAGCAGTGGGTTGAAATTACGGAATTACTGAAAGAAGATTATATTGACGAAACTAGGTCAAGCGTAGAGAACGATAAGATTACACTGCTTATCGACACATATGCACTAGGCAATCTCAATAAAAATCAAATCAGTAACTTGCAATATCTGTATTTTGAATTGTTAAATATAGATAAGCTATGCGAAATACTCGATTGCGGAACTTTGGCTGTTGACTATAATCGAGCCGCTACACCCTATATAATGTATAACAAGCTGCATAAGAAATGTTTTATTGGCTTGTGGAGTTTGCAAGAGAATAGATGCTTGAGCAAATTTAATGCAGATATGCTTTATAAAAAAAGCTACATAGACCCACTCATTTTTAATTTGTGTAATGTTTTTGAGAAAAGAGAAAAAATAGCAACGCTTAATATTTCTATGTTTGGAAATGATTTAGGCTCAATGGAAATATTAAGATAGATTTAACATTATATTCATCAAAACACAATGAATATTAAAAGTTGTATGG